GAACTCCTGTGCTGCACCACCAAGGTATGCATTTGCATACAACTCGGTAGAGGGAACCCAACCTGTGTGAGTGCCTGTTCCATTAGCGGCTACGATCTTAGCAAAGGTATCACTACCTGTGTAGAAGCGTAGGCCGTTCTTGATTGCACGGTACTTCCGTGGCATAGCGAGGATGATCTCCTGCATAACCTCGGTTGACCAAATTGGCTCGCTGGCAGAACTTACTGCAACTGGATCTTGTGCTCCACCTTCGTTGATGAAACGGTCCCAGTCGCCAGTTGGCTGTGCGAACTGATCTAGAGTGTCTGCTCCACCTGCTGAACCTGCGGCGGTTGCAACTGCAACTGCGTCCAACTCTTCCCAGGCAACGCCGAAACGCATGAATACGGTGTACTCAATTGTATCTTTCTTGTTCTGGTACTCACGGTTGACTGTGATGTCCCGCTGGATGCCCCAGATACGGTTTGCGGGGAAGGTTAGTTCCACACGATCCTCTGGGAAGTAGGGAACCTCTAGGACTGGTACGCCTAGGACACGAGTAGCCCGTGGGCCACCGAACTCCTGTGCGTTTCCATCAAGGTAAGCATTTGCGTACTGCTCAGTTGATGGAACCCAACCGTTAGGTGTTCCTGTTCCATTAGAAGCAACAATCTTAGCAAAGGTATCGCTACCTGCGTAGAAGCGTAGGCCACTCTTGATTGCACGGTACTTACGAGGCATTGCGAGGATGATCTCCTGCATTGTCTCTGTGTCCCAAACTGGGGTGCCTGCTGCGGTAACTTCGGATGGTACTCCACCGTCGTTAACAAAGCGATCCCAATCGCCTACTGGCTGTGCATACTGGTCAACGGTTCCTGCTGCGCCTGCGGCTCCTGCTGCCTTAGCAAAGGCTGGTGGAACAGCGGCGTGACCGCCCTCGTCCACCTGGATGCAGAAGCCGTCCATGATCCCTAGGAAGGGGTCAGCGGTCTGGCTTAGATCGCCATTGATAGCAAGATCTTCGATGTCATTGGCAAATGCCTGTGTCATCAAGCGTACTAGGTGATCTTCTAGTGCTGCACCTTCGATGTTGTCCTCTAGTGCCTCTGTTGAGATCTCCCAGTCTAGCCGCAACTTCTTAGTTGCTAGATCCACCTTGGAGAAAGTTGCCCCTGCGTTCTCGTAGGAGCCGTCAGCCTGTGCAGCGGCCCGTAGGACACGCTGACCAACGTTAACCTTCTCTAGTTCCATTGTGTTTGCACGCATGGTAATACGACGACCGTCACGGGCTAGCATGGTTGCGTCCCAAACGTAGTCGATAAACTGGCGGCTCTGCTCTGGGTTGAGTACACCTCCACCGACCTGACCTGAGGGGTCAATGTCTAGTGGTGATGGTGCGCCCATTGCCTGAGGGTTAAGTGCCTGTCCCATGTTGCCGTAGTTGAGTGCGTCGCCATCATTTTGCTGGCCTACACCACCTACGCCAATGTAACCTGAAGCGTGATGAGTGTTTGGGTTGCCAACGTTGGCGGTTGTTCCTGGGTTGCCTGTTGCGTTCTCAACTGGGCTAACGGCAGGAGCAACACCCTGACGATCTGCTGCGCCTTGCACAGAGTCGCCTGCGGCCTTCTCAAACTCTACTGCTTCTGTAGTCTCTTCTGTAGTAATTTCGTCTGACATAATTCTTTTCACCTCCGTCATATTTTCCTGTTATTAGAATAGGTCGGACTTGCCGAGGAAACGTCCATCCCATAGTGATTTTTCAACCTTGATTGGTTGAGACTGCATGACCTCTCCAAAGTCAGCAGACTTGCGGAAAGCAGTTTCTTTTTCTAGTGCTTCGTAACGCTTTCCAAGTTCGTTGTCTTGTGCCTTGAGTTCTGTAACCTCTCTGCTCACACCGGAGAGGTTCTTGGAGACCTCACTCACCTGCTGATGAATCTTTGTGACTGCATCTGCAAGGGCAGTAATTTGATTGATCTGTTCGCTCATTGCGGCGACAGCATTGCTAAGTTCTTCAATCTTCATCTCAACGACATTGACTTCTTCGGCTACCGTTTCCTCTACGGTCTCCTCTGTCTTTGCCTCAGTTGGTTCCTCTACAGTCTCAGGGGTCTCTTCAACAGTCTCTTCGACTGCTTCCGCTACTTCTTCAACTGCCTCAGTTTCCTCAACCTTGGCTTCGGTTGTTTCTTCGGACATAATTTCAACCTCC